TGGTTCTGTAACACCACCAGTAGGCTTTACAAACTATTTAGGAATCACATCTACTTCTGCATATTCAGTTATTTCTAGCGATTATTTTGCTATTCGTCAATTTATTGAAGGTTTTAACATTGCCGATTTAGGTTGGGGTTCTGCTAATGCTAAAACCATTACCCTTAGTTTTTGGGTGCGTAGTTCGCTAACAGGCACTTTTGGCGGTGCATTGCAAAATTCAGCACAAACAAGAGCATATCCTTACAGCTACACAATTTCTGCCGCAAATACTTGGGAATACAAAACCATCACTATTGCTGGCGATACAACAGGAACTTGGCTAACAAATAATGGTCAGGGAATTGGTTTGTATTTTTCTCTTGGAACTGGGTCAGCAAGTTTAGGAACTGCTGGTGCATGGGCGGCTTCAAGTGCTTTAGCCCCAACAGGCGAAACATCCGTAGTCGGCACAAACGGAGCAACTTTCTACATCACAGGAGTTCAGCTTGAGGTAGGCTCTACAGCTACCAGCTTTGATTACAGACCTTATGGAACTGAGTTGGCTTTGTGTCAGAGGTATTATCAAACCATTGATGGTTTAATGGCTTATGGATTGACATCAGGAACACAAGTGCAAACATCTTTTACATTTCCTGTAATGAGAACAGCCCCTTCTTTTGCTTTAGGTGGAACTGGAAGTGGACTTAAATTAACTGATGGTGCAGCAGATAGAAATGCTAGTGCTTTTTCAATAACTACTCAACAAATGACGGCCGATTCATTTTTTGGAATCATAGGGACATATTCTTCTATTAGTCAATATAGACCTTATGCTTTTGCAAGAGATGGTGGTATGTGGATTCAAGCAAGTGCGGAGTTATAAGATGTATAAATTAATAAATAAACCAAACACAAACGAAGCTAATTCTGTTCAAAGAATAAGTGACAATACATTTATTCCATTCGACCCAGCAAACACCGACTACCAAACCTTCAAAAAAGAAGTCTTAGCTGGTGCAGAACTGCAAGATGCCGATGGGAATGTGATGACACAAGAACAAGCAGACAATTTTATTAAGGAACTTCCATGAGTGTTATTATTGACGGCACAAACGGTATCTCGGATGTAGACGGCTCAGCTTCTACTCCAGCAATCCGAGGAACTGACGCTAATACTGGTATTTTCTTCCCAGCAGCAGATACGATTGCCTTTACAGAAGGTGGTGTTGAGTCTATGCGTATCGACTCTAGCGGTAATGTAGGTATTGGTACTAGTAGTCCTAGCCAAAGATTATCTGTTGTTTCAACCGCATCAGAGGTTGCTCAGTTTAAAACTAATCAGACTAATACCGATGTTTATCTTACAGCTTCAGGTACTACTGCCGATGGCTATGTTCGTTTGCGAGGAACTGGCGATAGCATGGTATTTATTACTGGTCTAAATGAACGGATGCGTATCGACTCTAGCGGTAATGTTGGTATTGGTACTACTAGTCCAGCAACAAAACTTCATGTAAATCAAACTAACGATGCTTTACCAGCACTTCAACTCCAGCATGGAGACGGTGATTTTATTTTGATGGAAGAAGGCGGTGGAACTGATTTATTTAAGTTTACTCGTGTAGCTGGAACTAACGATTTACAGATAAACAACATAACCGCTAACAATATTCGTTTTGCTACCAACAACACAGAACGGATGCGTATTACCTCTGGTGGTGATTTAAATTTAAATACTACTGGATACACAAACCATATCCTGTATAAAAATGTAACCACTGCTGGTTCTCTAATTGGTTCTTGGGCTAGCAATAATAGTGGTGTTGGGCAATACCATCAATTTTGTTGGGCTGATGACGCTGGGTGGAATGCTGGAAATACTGCATATAAAATAGGAAAAGTTAGCACAACCAGCCGCTCAATTAATGCTGCTGGAACTGTAAATGCTTCAGGTGCTGACTATGCTGAATATATGACCAAATCTGGCAATTTTACGATTGCCAAAGGAGATATTTGCGGAATTGATATAAATGGAAAATTAACTAATGTTTTTGCAGATGCAATTAGCTTTGTAGTTAAATCAACCGACCCATCTTATGTTGGTGGTGATACTTGGAGTTGTGAGCCACAACCAATGAAAGAAAATGGTGATTATTTTGGAACTGACACTAAACAGTTTATTGAGTGGCAACAGAGGCACGAAGAAAAAAGAGCATTAGTAGATAGAATTGCTTTTGCTGGTCAAGTTCCTGTAAATGTTATGGGTGCAAGTGCTGGGCAATATATTGTGCCTGTAAATGACAATGGTGCAATTAAAGGAATAGCAGTATCAAACCCTACATTTGAACAATATCAAATCGCAGTAGGAAAAGTAATTGCTATTGAAACAGATGGAAGAGCAAAAATTATCGTAAAAGTAGCTTAATAAGGAGAAGTAAATGGAATTTAATTGGGATGTAGTACAGATGGATAGACTAACATCTGATGGATTTGTAACCACAGTACACTACACAGTATCTGCCGTAGACGGAGAGTTTACTGCTTCAACCTACGGTACTGTAGGATATACACAAGAAGAAGGAAACTTCACACCCTACGAGAGCTTGACTAAAGAGCAAGTCATCGGATGGGTTAAAGATTCTTTAGGAGAAGAAACTGTACAGGCTGGTTTAGCTGCACAAGTGGACGCTCTGAAGAACCCAGTTCAGGAATCTGGACTACCTTGGTAATTTAACTTAACTTAAAAGAGAACTGATATGTCCGAGAAAAAAACACAGACAATCGTAATCGATGATGTAGAACACAATTTTGAAGAGATGACTGATGAGCAGAAGTTACTAGTCAATCACTGCTTAGATTTAGATCGTAAGATTGCTTCTGCACAATTTAATTTAGATCAACTTAAAGTTGGCAAAGATGCTTTTGTAAATATGCTAAAAGCCTCTTTGACCAAAGAAGAAACTATCCAATAGGTAAGAGAAATGGCAGACATTGATCCTATAGAGTACGGCAAGCTAGTACAAGCTGTTGAAAATTTAGAATCCAAAGTAAGTACAATGGAGTATGACATCAAGAAGCTAGTGGCAATGGCTGAGAGATCTAAAGGATCATTGTGGGCTATCATGGGAGCTGCCTCAGTCTTTGGTGGTTTTATTACTTGGTTAGCTGAACTGGTATTTAAGAAATGAGTAGACCACATTCCGTAGGTAAGACCCTAACTCCTAACACAGTAACAACAATGTTTACTGTTCCAACTCGGAACATCGCTAGATGGAGTTTGCTTTATGCTTACAATGGAACATCCTCTGCTAAGAACTTTAGAGCATGGTGGTACGACTCCTCCGAGAATGTAGAGATTCCTATTGTATATGATTATCCTTTAGCTGCTAAGGCTTTCTTAAAGTTTGATGGAGCAGATGTAATCTTAGATGAAGGTGATGAGATTAGAGTATTCATTGAATCTGGAGCTACTCAGCCTGGTTGTATTATCACAGTCGAATTAGAACAACGCAGTACCGTACAGAACTTTCTATAAGGATTAATTATGCCACTCGCTAAAGGTAAATCCCAGAAGAGTATCAGTAAGAATATATCTAAGTTAGTAAAAGAGGGTCGTCCTCAGAAGCAAGCCGTAGCGATCGCTTTACAAACTGCTAAAGTTAAAAAGAAAGGAAAGTAATATGCCAATGGTAAAAGAGAAGAAGTTCCCCTACACCGCTAAAGGTAAGAAGGAAGCTAAGCAGTATGCTCAGAAGACTGGCTCTAAGATGACCTCTAAGCCAGCTAAGAAGATGGGTGCTAAGCGTGGCTACTAAACCCGGACTCTATGCCAACATCGCTGCCAAGCGTCGTCGTATCGCCGCCGGATCAGGCGAGAAGATGCGTAAGCCCGGCACTAAAGGCGCACCGTCGGCTAAAGACTTCAGAGATGCCGCTAAAACGGCTAAGAAAGGCAAAAAATGAGTTTCTTTGTCGGAGTGTTGTTTTTCTGCGCTAATGGCGGATGTTACTTTATGAAGATTAATGACACTTTCGACAAGATTGAACAGTGCCAAGTTGCGGTGCGTCAATGGGATAAGTATGCTAGGGATAACGGCTTAGAGACTGAGTATACTTGCATGGAAATAACCTTAAAGAGTAATATATAATGGTTAAGAAGGTATATCAGAATCCAGAAGGCGGTTTAAACGCCAAAGGAAGGGCTTATTTCAAGAGAACTGAAGGCGCTAACCTTAAACCCCCAGTTTCGGCAAAAGAGGCTCAAAAGTCCCCTAAAGCAGCCAAAAGGCGTAAGAGCTTCTGTGCAAGGATGAGTGGTGTTGCCGGTCCGATGAAAGACAGCAAAGGAAGACCTACCCGCAAAGCATTAGCTCTGAAGAAGTGGGATTGTTAAGATTTTACTTGACAAAATAGTCAAAATATGATAGGATAACGCATGGCTTCGTATAATTATATTCAGCTCGTTAATGATGTTTTAATCCGCTTGCGTGAGCCAGAGGCTTCTTCTGTCTCGGACACTGCTTATGTAAAACTCATTGCTCGTTTTGTTAACGACTCTAAGCGTCAGGTTGAGGATGCCTATAACTGGAATGCTCTAT